CAGTATCAACTTCTATCGGCGCCGTTGCTGGACAATTCTCGCAAGGACCTTTAGATGAGATAGTTTCTATATCTAGTGAGCAAGAACTTGTAGATACGTTTGGTAAACCTGATTCAAGTAACTTTGAGTACTTTTTCAGCGCTGCTAACTTTCTACAATATTCAAACGCATTAAGAGTAGTACGAGCTAGCCAAACAAGTACACTTAACGCTACTGCTAACGGTAGTGGTTTACTTGTGAAAAACAAACAGGACTACGAAGATAATTATTCTGCTGGACAAGGTTCAGTTGGTACATTTGCTGCTAGATCAGCAGGTGCTTGGGGTAATAATCTATTAGTAGCAACTTGTCCAAGTGCTAACGCATTTGAACAAACAACAACTACATCACAACAAGTTGATGGTTCAACATCTGTTGGAGATACTACGATCACGGTTGATTCAGACGCAACAAGTTATATCAATGTTGGAGACATCATTGAATTTTCATCTACTGCTAGTGGAGTTGACTTCACTACTGGAGAGAAATATAGAGTAACTAATGTTGCTTCTACTCAATTAACAATCGTACAACATCCAAGAGGCGCTGGTGGATTAATCTCAGCCGTTGTAGATAACGCAAGAATCAAAAGAAGATGGAGATACGCAGATCAAGTTGACGGTGCTCCAGGTACTTCTGCTTGGACATCTACAAGATCAGGTTCAGGAGATGAAATACACGCTGTTGTAGTTGACGAAGATGGTGGAATTTCTGGAGTTCCTGGAACGGTATTAGAATCTTTTTCTAAACTTTCTAAAGCTTCAGACGCAAAATCACCACAAGGCGAAGTTTTATATTATCCAACGGTAATTCAGAATAAATCAAAATATGTATTCTGGATGGACCATAACACTTCTGGAACCAATTGGGGTAACGCAGCTGCAGGAACAACATTTACTGCTGTTGATGTACCTACAAGTGAATCTTTATCTGGTGGTGCTGATGGTACTACGGTAACTGACGGTCAGTTAAAAACTGCTTACGAGAAGTTTAATGACGCTGACACGGTTGATGTAGGACTTATCATCGCTGGACCAAGTGGTTCATCTACACATATTGACAACTTAATTACTATTGCAGAAAATAGAAAAGATGTAGTAGTATTTGCTTCTCCACAAAGAAGTGATGTTGTTAATGTTGCAGATTCAAATACACAAACAAGTAATGTAGTTGATTTTTTCAATAATGTAAGATCATCTTCATATGTTGTATTTGATAGTGGTTACAAATATACTTACGATAGATACAATGATGTTTACAGATATTGTCCGTTAAACGGAGACATCGCTGGATTGGCTGCAAGAACAGACTTATTAGCAGACTCTTGGTACTCACCTGCTGGGTTAAATAGAGGTGTTGTTAAAGGCGCTGCTAAACTTGCTTACAATCCTACAAAAACGCAAAGAGATGATCTATATACAAGTAGAATAAATCCAGTTGCAACTTTCTCAGGACAAGGTACGATCTTGTTTGGAGATAAAACTGGTTTAACATCTCCAAGTGCTTTTGATAGAATCAATGTAAGAAGATTGTTTATCACTTTAGAAAAGGCAATATCAACTGCTTCTAAATTCCAACTCTTTGAATTTAATGACGAATTTACAAGAGCAAACTTTAGAAACATTGTGGAACCTTTCCTAAGAGAAGTACAAGGTAGACGAGGTATCACAGACTTTTTAGTAGTGTGTGATGAAACTAACAATACAGGCGAAGTAATTGATAGAAATGAATTTGTTGCAGAAATCTTTGTGAAACCTGCAAGAAGTGTCAACTTTATCACTTTATCTTTTGTCGCAACACGAACTGGCGTTTCTTTTGAAGAAGTCGCTGGCGGGTAATTAGAAGAGGAGAATAGAAAATGGCAAACATTAATGACTTCAAAGCTAAACTTGCTGGTGGTGGCGCAAGAGCCAATCAGTTTAAGGTAACAATGCCTTTCCCTGGTTACGCACAAGTTGGTGGCGAGATAGAAGATTTAGCGTTTTTATGTACATCAACAACTATTCCTGCTATGACGGTAGGTAATATCAATGTCCCTTTTAGAGGAAGACAGATCAAAATTGCAGGTGATAGAACATTTGCAGATTGGTCAATCACGGTTCTTAACGATACTAACTTTAAATTAAGAAACGCTTTTGAAAGATGGCAAAACGGTATCAACAATATGACAGACAACGAAGGATTATCAAATCCTGTTGACTATCAAGTGGATGCTTTTGTTGACCAGTTAGACAGAAACGGTAATACATTAAAATCTTATACTTTGAGAGGCGCATTTCCAGTAGATATAGCTGCAATAGACTTAAACTACGAAACGAATGACGCTGTGGAAACTTTTGGAGTTACGTTTCAATATCAATATTTTGAAACAAATACTACAACATAGTATATAAATTAAAGGGCGGTGCTTAGGTATCGCCCTTTTAAAACTATTATAAGTAGTTAAGGAAACAAAGGAATAAATTATGGCAGAGTTATTTGGGTTTAATATTACACGAGTAAAACCTAAAACAGATCCAAAACAACAATTCAGTCAACCTCAAGCGGAAGACGGCACACAGGTAGTTGCCGCTGGTGGTTTCTTTGGTAGTTACCTTGATATGGAAGGTACTGCTAAAACTGAGCAGGACTTAATTAGAAGATATAGAGAAATTGCTTTACATCCAGAATGTGATATGGCAATTGAGGATATTGTTAATGAGGCAATTACTTCTAATGAAAATAGACAATCTGTTAAAGTTATTACAGAAAATTTAGGTCAATACTCATCAAAAATTAGATCAAAAATAGAATCAGAATTTTCAGAAGTATTAAGACTATTACAATTTAATACTAGAGGACACGATCTTTTTAGAAGATGGTATGTTGATGGAAGAATCTTTTTCCAAAAAATAATTGACGCAGAAAATACTAAAAATGGTATTGTAGAACTAAAATACCTAGATCCAAGAAAAGTTAAAAAAATTAGAGAAGTTAGAAAGAGAAGACCAGAAGGTATGGTTTCTCCAACTAACATTAATATAGCAGATGAAACGGTAGAATATTTTGTATATAATGAAAGAGGTATACAAGGTGCCGCTGCTATTCAAGGAATTAAAATTGCACCTGACACAATTGCATTTTGTCCATCAGGTGTTATAGATCAAAATAAAAATGGTTTAGTTATGTCTTATTTACATAAGGCAATTAAACCTGTCAATCAGTTAAGAATGATTGAGGATGCTGCTGTTATATACAGAATAGCAAGAGCACCTGAAAGAAGAATGTTCAAAATTGATGTAGGTAATTTACCTAAAGCAAAAGCAGAACAATATTTAAGAGATGTTATGGCAAGATATAGAAACAAACTTGTTTATGACGCTTCAACAGGTGAAATTAGAGATGACAGAAACTATATGTCTATGTTGGAAGACTTTTGGTTACCAAGTAGAGATGGTGGAAGAGGTACAGATATTACTACTCTACCAGGTGGTGCTAATCTAGGCGAAATATCAGACATAGAATACTTTAGAGCAAAACTTTATAGAAGTTTAAATGTTCCTGTTAGTAGATTAGAGGCAAGTCAAGGTTTCAATCTAGGTCGTGCTTCAGAAATTAGTAGAGATGAATTGAAATTTACTAAATTTGTAGGCAGATTAAGAAAGAAATTTACTGAATTGTTTAATGATCTTTTAAGAACACAATTAATAATAAAGGGCGTTATTGCAGAAACAGAATGGCCCGATATTAGAGATAATATTTTCTATGACTTCTTACAAGATGGTCACTTTGCAGAATTGAAAAATGCTGAAATGATGAGAGAAAGATTAAACTTGGCAAGAGAAGTTAGAGATTATATTGGTAAATACTATTCAGTTAATTATGTTAGAAGAAACATATTAAGACAAACTGAAACAGAAATTAAGAAAATGGATGCTGAAATCAAAAAAGAAATTGATAGTGGCATAATATCAGGACCCGAAAATCAAATGGGTAATGACCAAGACATATAATAAGGAGAAGAAATGAGTGAAGAAGTAAAAGACTTTATAGATAAAATGGCAAAAAACGATATGGTTGGCGCTGGGGATGCTTTTAAAGACGCATTAAGAAGTAAAATGGGTGACGCTTTAGATAAACAAAGGCAAGATATTGCTGGTAATATGTTTAAGGCACAACCGCATAGTGATCCTAAACCAGAAATATCAGGTACAGGTACTTTCACACCAGATGGAAAAATTGAACCTACAGGTGCAAATGCACAAGACGGTCAGGCACAAACAAATATAACACCAGAAACACCAGAGGTATCGGATGCAGAAAGTCAGCCAGCTAGTACAGAGCAACCAGGCGTTTAATAGCAATTCATATAAAAATTTATCGCCTGTTATGAAAGAGGCAATAAGTGATGTTATGAAATTGGTTGAAAAGAATACAGAAGATTTATTAAACACTTTTGAAACAGCAGTAACTAAAGTTGCTGAACAACATAATGTAGATAAAGACGATATTGAAGAATACTTTGATATTGAACTAAAAGAACAATTAGAGGAATAAAAAATGGCGTGGGTAGATGTACCAGGATCAAATAGTATTTGGCAGTATGATAATGCTGCTACTATTTCTAATACTTACAAAGACTCAGCAGATGGTAGCAATGTTGCTATCTCTGGTGGTATTAGAACTTTTACTAAACCAGGTGGTGGTACGACTCAAGTTTATATAAGATGTAGAAAGAAAGGTGAAACGGTAGAACGAGGCGAACTTTCTAAATCTTATTTTGACGCACAATAGGAAAGAGATATGGCAGATATAGTTACAACACAAGTAATATCAGACACTTCAGGTGTTAAGTATGTTGCAAAAATGACGAATATATCAGATGGTTCTGGAGAATCTTTAGTTAAAAAGATAGACGCTTCGGCAACTACTTTTATGACTGAAGACGCAAATAGAACTATTGCAAAAATATGGTTTTCAGTTAACGCAATAAGTAAGAAAGCTTGCGTAGAATTGTTATGGGAAGGTGCTACTAACGCAACTGGAGTATTGTTGAGTGGTCAAGGTTATTGGGACTTGCGTACAGCAGGAAACTCTATACCAAACAATGCTATTACACCAACAGGAGATGTTTTACTATCTACACACGATTTTGTAAATGGTGATAATTATACGATTATTGTTGAGTTTAGATAGAAAATTGTATAAATAGTTAAGTAAAATAAAGAGAGAGATATGAAACTAATATCGGAAGAGATTCAAAACGCAGAATACCTAGTTGAAGAAACTAATGGTAAAAAATCATACAAAATTAAAGGTATCTTTTTACAATCCGACATAAAGAATAGAAACGGAAGAGTATACCCAAACGAGGTATTACATAAAGAAGTAACTAGATATAATAGAGAATTTATCAATAAAAACAGAGCATTTGGTGAGTTGGGACATCCTGACGGACCAGTTGTAAATTTGGAAAGAGTTTCACATATGATTACGAAACTTCATCCAGATGGTCAAAATTTTATTGGTGAAGCGAAGATAATGAATACTCCGTATGGTAAGATTGTTAAAGGTCTTATTGACGAAGGTGCCCAATTAGGGGTATCAAGTAGAGGTATGGGTTCATTACAAACAAGAGGTGGCGTTAACTATGTAGGGGAAGACTTCTACTTGGCAACCGCTGCTGACATTGTTGCAGATCCGAGCGCTCCAGACGCTTTCGTAGAAGGTATTATGGAGAATAAAGAGTGGATTTGGGACAACGGAGTACTCGTAGAAAAGAACATAGACGCTTGGAAACGAGAGATAGAAAGTGCGAAAAGACACGCTTTAGCAGAGGCAAAAGCAAAAGTATTCGCAAACTTTCTTAAAAATCTCTAGTTTTATAAATATTAACAATTAATTAATTAAAACTAGTTTTAACTATTAAAGAGGAGATTTCAATGGCCGAAACAGAAAAAACACTTGTTGAAGCAGGAAAAGCAGTTATGGAAGCTACGGCTCCAGACGCTCCAAAAAAGAATGCTGTACCAGCAGAACCTTCGCCACTATCTAATAGTGCTGAAGATTTAGGTCCAGCTGTTGTTAAACCAACAGATTCTAATCCTGACGCAACAAAAAAAGTTAAAGAAGTTTCTGGGCAAGCACCTCAAAAATCAGAAGGTGCTCCTGATCCAATGAAGAAGATGGATGACAAACATCCAACTAAAGCAATGGAATCAAAAGAAACTAAAGATTCTGAAGGTAAAGAAATCAAAGAAGGCGAAAAAGAAGATGTTAAGGCAGACAAAGAAGTTAAAGAAACTTTGGATGCTGGTGAAGTTTCTAAAGAAGCAGACAAGAAAAAAGAAGTAGATCAAAAAACTGCTAATGTATCCGAGTCGGAAGAAAAAGACAAAGAGAAAAAAGAAGAAACTGACGAGAAGAAAAAAGAGTTAGATGTGAAAGAACACGTGGACGCTCTTATCGCTGGAGAGGATTCATTATCAGAAGAATTTAAAACAAAAGCTGCTACGGTATTTGAGGCTGCGATTAAATCTAAAGTAAAAGAAATGGCAGAATCAATGCAGGCAGATTATGATAAGAAATTCGTAGAAGAAACTTCTAAATCTAAAGATGAGTTAGTAGAAAAAGTTGACTCTTACCTTGCTTATGTAGTGGAAGAGTGGAT